GGCTACGCGTCCGGTGCCTACCGTACTGATTTCTGGCAATCCGGAGGCGCGCCCGTCTGGTATGTCAAGTCGGATCAGAAGATAGACAACGACGCGGCCGAGAAGATTAGCGATCGTGTCGCGGAGAGACGGCAGGCTAACCCCGGACGCCCGCTAGTGCTGGGCATGGGCAGCGACATCAAGCAGCTAGGTACCGACCTGGGCGCGGGCAATACCAATCAAGCTATTGCCTCCGTCGGACAATCCATCGTGCGCTATTTCGGAGTCCCCGGCTGGCTAGTCGGAGTGCCGATCGAGGCAGGTTCACTGACCTATCAGAACGCCGCGGCCGCGGGTCTGGACCTTGTTCGCTACACCCTGCAACCGGGCTACGCCGGCCCGATCGCGGACGCCCTCTCCGATTTCCTCCCCGGCGACTACCTGACCGGCCGGCGCGTGGTGCTAGACCTCTCGCACCTGACCCGCGGTACCGTGCTCGAGCAAGCGCAGGCGTACCAGATTGCGACGGGCGGTAAGGCCTGGATGCTGCAAAACGAGGTACGTAACGATTTGCATATGCCCGAGCTATCCGAGTTTGACAACCTAGACCCGCAGGGTGCGCCCGCGCCCGCGATTGAGCAGATTGGAGCGTAGGTAGATGGCACGCCGCAAGATCGAGTTTGACGCCGCAGCACATAACGCCGATATCGCGGCTCGTCTGCGGGCGTCGTCTGATTTCATCGCCTCGGGTCTGACGGATAAGGCAGCGGCCGAACGCGACGCGGCAGAACGTAAGGCCGCCCGCAAAGCCAAGGCCGACGCAAAGCCCGCATGACTGACGACGCCCTCCGGATCGTTACAGCCGGCGACGTTGCCATCCGTGGCGACGCGGACGGCGGCGACGGCCGCACCATTTCGGGCTATGCGTATAGGTGGGGCGAGTTAACGGAGGTTGGAGGCGCGAAAGAGACTCCGACACTGCGAGAGGGTTTCGAGCGCGGCGCGTTCCTACCTGCGATCGCAGAACGTCAGGGCCGGCCGTGGCCGTACCTGGACGTACACCGCGGAAACACGGTTGCGGGTATCACCCTCTCGGAGGATGACATCGGACTCCGCTATGAGGGCCGACTACTCGACACGCAGGCCGCGCGCGAATACGCCGCTACCGTTCCTCCGAACGGGCCTAACGATGGCGTTTCGCTCGAGTTTCTATACCGCGGCGCAAAGTCTAAGCGTGTCGGAGGCGCGATCATCCATACCGCTATCCAAAGGATCGCGGCGCTAGCGGGTGAGTACGTGCCCGCGTATCGCGGTGCGACGGTCGCACTGCGCGAGGATGGAGGTACTACCCGAATGGCAGAGGCAGAGGATATGACCACGACGACAGACGAGCAGCCCGCCGAGCGAACCGATACGGGCCTCTTTGGCATGACGCGCGAGGACCTCGGAACGCTCGTGCGAGAGACCGCGACAGAGGTTGTGCGCGGGATGGCCGAGCGCGGATCATTCACGCCTGGGCCGGCCCGATCCGATCCGTTCGCGGGCTATCGGAACCTGGGCGAGTTGATGGCGGCCGCGTTCGCATCGCGCGGCGACGAGGCAGACCCGAACCGCGGCACCACGCCCGGCCGCGATGACCTCCGCAGCTACGCGGCTCGCGCGCTCGCGGACGTCGTGTTCACCGCAGGCGCGAACGCTGCCCTTGCGTCGGGCAACCTTGTTACTTCCGACATTAAGCGCATCGTCAACGGCGGTCGCCCGGCGATTACCGCATTCGGCGGGCCTCGCGGCCTGGGCGACACGGCGGGCCTTACGCTCGAGTGGCCGTACTTTGACGGCACCCTGACCGATTACGTCGCGGCGCAGTCAGCGGAAAAGGCGGAGATTGAGTCCGCAACAATCGACATCAAACTTGACACGGAGGCCCTTAAAACCTACGCGGGCGGGGCGGATATCTCGTATCAGGTTTTGCGCCGCGGCAACCCGAGCGTGCTGGATGCGTTCGGCCGCATCATGCTTGCAGCCTGGGCGGTCGTCACAGACGCCGCGTTCGTGACGGAGTTGGAGTCCGGATCTGTCACGGTCGATACGGCCGAGGCAATCAGCGCGCACGACCTCGCGGAGTTCACGGCGGATCTTGTTACCGCGTCCCTTGCGGTGCAGGCCGCATCGGGTCAGCCGGCCGATTTCGTGCTTGCTAGCACGACGCTTTTTGCGCGGCTCGCTAACCTCATCATCCCGAGCAGTACGCAAATCGCGGGCGCATCTAATGCGGATATCCGCGGCCTGTCGTTCATGCTCGGAAACGTCCCGATTATTCACGTGCCGGCGATCACCGCGGGTAAGGGCATCGTCTCTAACCCGAACGCGGCCGCGTGGTTTGAGGATGGCCCGTTCCAAGTCTCCGCGGAAGATGTGGCGCACCTGGGCCGAGACGTTGCGTTCTGGAGCCTGGGCGCGGGCGCGCGGTTCATTCCGGCCGCGATCGTTGAGGTTTACGACGTCACGCCGTAGCGACGGCCGGTACCCGTAGCTATGCCGTACGTGACTGGTGCTCAGATCCTGCAACATGTTGCGGGATCTGGCACCCCCTCCGTGGTCGCGGCTGATATCGCATGGGCCGATAAGGTGGCGGCCGCGATTGAGGGCGCGATCGCAGAGGGTTTGGGCGATGGTGCGTTTACTCCGTCTGCCTCACAGGTAGACGAGTTAGAGGTAGCCGCGCTCGAGGATGGCGCGTCCCTCTACGCGCGTCGGAAAGCACCCTCAGGCGTGCTCAGTCTGACGCCGGATGGAGACGTTATCCGGTTGGGCGCGGCGCAGCTACGCGCGGCCGCACCGATCCTGTACCGCATTAACCCTGGTATCGGATGACGACCGTTGCGGACGCTCGAGCCGAGATGATTGATGCGCTAGAGACGGCCGGCGTAGCGGCCGGCCCGACTCCGGGCGAACCTCCGTACATCTACGTAGCGGGTGACGGTATCGAGCCGACGCGCGTAGTCGCGGGGCAGGCGGATGCAACGTTCCGGCTCGTGATGATCGGCGGGGCCTGGGACGAGGCGGCCGCGGCCGCAGAGTTAGACGTGCTCAAACAGGCCGCGCTAACGACCGTGCGAGGCATGGCGGCCTGGGCGATGGGCGCGATAAGCCGCGACGGCGGGCGCGAATGGAACGGCAGTCTGTACCTCACGGCAGATATGGCGGCATCGCGCCGCATTGACATTTAGAAGGGAGTAGCGATGCCGTCGGAACCGCAGATCCTTAAGGTAATCACACTGACGCTGGATGGCGAAGATTTCGCGCCCGACGCCATTGACGCGGAGTTAGTCCCTAGCCCCGGAGACGTCCAGAGCATCCGCACGCTAGACGGCGTTTCGCACTCGGATGCGGAGGGTGAGACCTGGGGCCTCCGGATCAACGCCGTTGTTGATTGGGACACGACGCGGCCGGGCCTCGCGCACTACCTATTCGCGAACAAGGGCGACAAAGTGCCGTTTGAGTTTCGCGCGAACACCGACGCTATCAGCACGAGCAACCCGAGCATGAAGGGTACGGTTACGCTCGTGCCTCTCAGCTACGGCGGGAACGGAAACGAGTACGCCGAGTCGGAGGTAGTGCTGCCCGTTGATGGCGAAATCACAGAAGATACGACGCCGTAACGGGTGGCGGGGCGAGCAACGCCCGCGCGTGTAGACGTCAAGGGCGATAGGCAGCTACGGACGGCGTTTAAGCACCTACAGGGCAACGTCGCGGATCTGCGCGAGGTACACCGCGAGGCAGGGCAGGAGGTAGAGTCCGAGGCGCGCACCCTGGTACCGATCGACTCGGGCCGGTTGCGTGACACGATCCGTCTATCCATCCGGCTCGCAGGCTCCAAGTCATCCGGTACGCAAATCCTCGCGGGTAAAGGATCTATGGTGCCGTACGCCGGCCCTATTCATTTCGGCTGGCGCGCTCGCAATATCGAGCCTCAGCCGTTCCTCTACGACGCACTCGACAACCGGCGTGACGATGTACGACGACGCTATGACGAGGGCGTAGAGTCCCTTATTAAGCGGTTCGATATAGAGGCACCTAACTAATGGGGGCGACCGATGGAAAAGCGATGGAGCGGCGATCCTGCCGACCTGGGCGACGTGACGCTAGACGTGTCGACAATCACCCTGGGCGAGGCGACGCGGGCGGAAATGGAGTCGGGCTACACAATCAGTCAGCTAGTCGGCGGGGGAGTGACCCGCAAGCTACTAGCCGTGTACATTCACGGATTGAGAAGCTACGCCGAACCGCCGAAATGGTCCGAGCTATCAGACCTCCGGCTACTCGACGTCTCGCCATCGACCTCGCGCTCGTCACCGGACAACCTATCTCCGAAATCGAACGCCTCACGTTCGGAGACGCCTACTACATCATCGGACGAATAGAGCAGCGAGCGAACGCCTCGCGCCCGCGGGGACGGCGGTACCGTGGCTAGAGCAGATAGCACTATCCGTGTCGCCATCCTGGGCGATGCCTCGGATCTAAAAGCGGCCGCGAAGGACTCCGAAAAAGCGACAGGCCGGATTAGCAATAGCGCCAAGGTAGCGGGCGGCATCATCGCGGGCGCGTTCGCTCTGGATAAGGTGCTGGATTTCGGCCAGAGCGCGCTAAACGAGGCTGACAGGCTCGGAGACGCCACAGACCGTCTGAACGCCTCGCTAGGACCTCTCGCGCCTACGCTCATTGCGACGGCGGGCGGGCTAGAGGATCTAGGCCAGAGCAAGCAGGACGTACTCGAGTTAGAGGCCCGGTTTACGGATCTCGCCAAGGGTGCGCATATCCTTACCGAAAACATCGCGCCCGTTGCGCAGCCCGTCGTAGAGGCAGCGGCCGCGCTCGCGCAGCTAGGCGTCACGGAGGATGCGGCTACGGCCGTTGACCTCATTGCCAAAGCGGCCGGCGGATCGAGTAAGCCTCTTAAAGAGCTAGGCGTAGACCTGGACGAAAACGCCGTAAAGGCTCAGGCCCTAGCCGACACGGGCAAAAAGTCAGCCGACGCCCTAACCGACGGCGAGTTAGCGTCTGCCCGTTTAAAACTCATCATGGAGCAGCTAGCGCCCAAGGTTGACCTAGTGACGGACGGGGAGGCAGATCTAGAGAAGCGGCAGGACACCCTCTCCGCAAAGTTTGAGACGTTCACGGGTCAGGTAGGAGACGCGCTAGACGGGCCGCTAACGGATCTGCTCACATGGCTAATCCTCACGGCCGATGCCGTCGGAGACTCCGTAGATGGGTTCGCAGCGTTCCGATCGCAGCTAAACAAGCTACAAGGGCCGGCAGAGGATTTCCGCGACGTTATCCGCGAAATCTTCCACTGGATGTCAAAGCTACCCGTGGGGGGTGGCGTGTTCAGTCTCGGCGGTACCGTGTTCGGTGCGCCTGGGAGTCAGACCGGCCCGGTTACGTCTGGCCCGCACGCGCCGCACCCTGGCATCACGCTAAACGTGCAGGGGGGTAGCCCGGAGGTTATGGAGCAGGCCGTCCGCGACGCGTTCCTCGCTCTGGTAAACAAGGGCCGTATCTAGTGGCGCTCGCGATCGTTCAGGATCGGTACGCCGAGGTTGGGTTTTTTGAGACCTTCGACCTAGACGACACGCCCACGCCCGGAAATCTGCTCGTTGCATGGCTAACGATGCGCGAGGTAGATATCGGAGAGACCGTCCCTAACGGGTTCGAGCCGCACCCTGACGGAGACGTATCCGCAAACTCCGACTCGGGCATCATGGGCGTGCGCGAAGTACAGCCTGGGGATAGCGCAACCCTGAACAACCTACCGCCCGGTTGCATGGCGTACGTCGCGGAAATCAGCGGGTGGGAGTCGTGGGAGTGGGGCGAGGATACCCATAGCGACGACGCATCCGGGTCTATCGCCCTAACCGAGGATCTAGCGGGCGAGGGATGGGCGCTCTCGGGCGTGCTCTGGCGAACGCCAACAGATTTTGCAGACGAGAGCGTCGGCCCGACGGGCGACACGATCGAGTTAAACGATGCGAAATCCGGCCTAGGTTTCATCTATCACCCTCTGTCATGGACGGCATACACGCCGGGCGATACGGCCGGCTCTGTAACCGTCTCGGGCGATGCAGAGGGCAACGCCATAACGCATACATGGGGCGGGCAATCGGTCGTCATCTACGTCGGCGGGGATTTGCCCGAACCTCCCCCGGAAGATCCGGGCTACACGCCTCCGGAGGCAGGCCGCGCGATCCTAGAAATCTACGTGCACGACGAGGATGCGACGCGTTGGGGTACGGCTACGTGGGGCGATAACCCACCTACGGGTACAACCGGCATATGGAGCGGTGCAGGCTGGCAGGACGTCACGCCGCAGGGCGTCTCCGCGCACGTCACGTGGGGCAGCACCCGCCCGGAACGTGGCATCCTCGCGGAGCAGGAGGCGCAGTCATGGCTAGTCACAACGTACGACCCTGACCGACGCCTAGACCCTGGGAACGTAGACGGGCCGTTTTACCCGCAAATCGTCTCGGGCGTACCGATCCGCATTCGGTTTGAGACGTCGGCTACACCGATCCGCACGGGCGTTATTGACCGCATCAGCTACAAGTACCGCGCGCCGCAGTACCGCGGGCAGATCATCGCGAGTAGCAGTATCGCCGTAGCCCATAGGGCCGACGTCCCCGCCGACTCTATCCTCGGAGACGATTTGCGATCGCGCATCCGAGACGCCGTAACCGCATCCGGCGTGACGATCGGCGGTGTACCTCTGCTCGGGTTTGACGACTCGTACCCGGATATCGACCTATCGCCCCGCATAGAGGGCGTGGCGAACCTTTGGGACCATATCAACAAGGCCGGGCAAGAGGTAGGCTGGGTCATCTACGAGGATGAACACGGTACGTTTCAGTCTCGGCCGTACGCAAACCCAATGGACCGCGGGCGCGAGTTAACGTACGAGAACCTAGAGGATCTAGAGGCGCTATCGTCAGATGACGGCGTGTACTCCGTCGTCCGCGTGAAAAACGCCGATGGTAGTGCCACGATCGAGCGCGTAGCCGCACCCTTGCCACGGTACGGGCGGATCGTCTACGAGCGAAACGAAACAACGATAGATCCGGAGTCCTGGGCCGACGCGCTACTCGCAGATAGAGCGTGGCCCGGCACAACATGGATACCGGGCGTGGTCTGGTGCTTTGACGCGGCGGACGTCGAGTATTTCGCGACGCTCGAGTTACTAGAGCGCCTACGCGTCATCGTGCCCGGCGTGGTGGCCGTAGAGGGTACCGTGCTAGGCATGGAGCTATGGGTCGAGCAGCGCACGGAGACCCGCGCGCGATGGCTATTCCTACCCAAACTCGCGACGGCCGGCGCTACCTCCCTGGGGATTACGACGCTCGTAGCAGACCAATCGGGCGAGGCGTTGATAGACGATCAATCCGGTACAGACTTTTTGGAGGCTGACTAGCTATGGGAGTTATCAACGCCTCGGATAACGAGTTTCCCAAAGTCATATTTGTAGAGGGTGCCGCGCCTGGGACGCCTCCGTCTGGCTTTGTCTATGTCTATGCCAAATCGGCGGACTCGCTGCTCTATTGGAAGGACGACACGGGGACGGAGCACGGGCCAGTCTCTACGGGTGACGTTTCCGCGCACCTAGCAGATACGAGCGACGCGCACGACGCCTCCGCTATTTCGTTTAGCCCTACGGGTACGATCGCATCTACGGACGTTCAGGCCGCGATCGCGGAGGTTGCCGCAGAGGCGGCCGGCGGATCGACAGACCCGACTATCCCGACGGGCGGCACTCTCTACGCCGGCACGTCTACGTCAGGGTGGACGTCGTTCGGTTCGCCTGACACGTTTGACGCGGATACCACCATCGCGGGCCATTTCTACCTACGCAAGGCAAGCATCGGTAACAACCTTGTTGGGGCGTACCGGGCGGTCGGATCGTTTCCTAAAACCTACACGTGCAAGGTCTCTGACGCGTTCCTACAGGCTAACTACCACGGCGCGGGCCTGCTCATCGGAGAGGCGTCACCGGGCAAATACTGGTCATGGTTTGTCGCCCATGATGGCGCGGTAGATACGGCTCGGCTATTCCAGCGGTACGCCTGGACGAACGCCACGAGCGCGGGCGCGAATACCAACTACAACACACCTACACAAGGGTTCCCGCAGCTACCCGCATACCTACGTATCGTGGTCAATAGCTCTACGGATATCGAGCTATGGGCCAGCATGACGGGCCTCATTTACTACCGTCTCGCGGCCGCGCAAAACCCGTCGTTTACGATCGGTGTATTTGGGTTCGGTATCAACGGGTTCGGGTCTATCGAAATGCGGGCCGCGTTTGACTGGATCCATGAAAGCTAAGAGGTAGGGCATGGCACCGACTAGGCCCGTTGACGGGGCGGCAACGGAAACCGAATGGGGACAGGCTGTACACGATGCCGTGTTTACGCCGCGCGGTTGCCGCGTCGCGGGCGGGGCTACCGTGGCCGTCGGTACGACGTTTGAGCAGCTACAGCTAAATACCGCCGTTGACGATCCGGGCGGTTGGCTGGCGTCCGATCACATCACGGTACCTACGGGCGGATCGGGCCTCTACGATTACGGGCTAATCGTTCGCACCGATAACGGAGAGTCAGACGAGCGCACGCGCGTGCAGCTACGTGTCAACGGCGGTTCGGTATCGTCGTTCTTCATTGAGCAGAACGGCGCAACATCGGAGACAGACGGCCGAACCGGACTCATGCACCTGGACGCCGGCGACGTCATCACGGTATACGCCGCGAAAACGGGCGGCCTAGATCCTGACGTAGACGTGCTCTCGCTGTACGTCATTCGCCGCGGCGATGAAATGGGGGCGTGACGTGATTTTCCTATGTGAGACCCACGCAAAGGGCATTACCGATCGTGCTCGAGCGATCACCCTGCAACCGTGTAACGCCATCACGAAATGGGTAGAGCGCGAGGGCAAGCGTCGCGCGGTGCTCTGCGGGAAGGACGCTAAGTACAAGGTTTCTGCGGAGGTCTATAAGCGATAACGTGCCTACGTACCCATTCGTTCGCGCGAGGTACTACACGCCGGGCGGACTCGTACAGGCCCGCGCGATCCTTTGGCATATGGCCGAGGGATACAGCACCGTTAGCTACCTGACGCACCCGACCCTGAACGTATCCGCGCATTTCGTTATCGAGCGCGATGGCGATATCGTGCAGATGGTGGGCTATGACGACGCCTCGCACTCCGCGCACATCGCCATAGATCCTGACGACGCGGACGCTACGGATTGCGGAGGCCTCTATAACCCTGCGACGGCTCGGCTCGTGCTCGGCTCAGGGTGGGCCGATATCAATGCCTACGTCGTCGCCGTAGAGGTAGAGGGTTTCCGGAAGGATGGCCCGAACACGGCTCAGGTAGATGCGATCGCAGAGCTAGGGCAGCACCTACGCGCCCACTACCCGACGATCCGCGGCAACCTGGGTCATCGCGACGTACAGGACTACAAGGGTTGCCCCGGGTGCCGGTTTCCGTGGGCCGTCATCGGCGGGCATGGTCTGACGACAGGACGCCTACCAATGGAGAGTGACGACGTGGCTATCCAGCTAGCGACACGGCTCGTGTCGGACTATCGGCTAGACGTTCCGAAAGATACGCCGTTCTGGCTTTCCGCCGACCTATCCGGTACGCCGGCCGGAAAGCACCCGGCCGCTACCC